TTAGAAACAAATGGACAATCCTTATAGTTATTCCATGATATAGTAGTATTAGTTAATCTTGATTTCCTCTCACTTATTATAGCATTTCTAATTGCTTCTGGTAAGTTATCAAATAAACCTTTTGGCTTTTCTATATATGAATGCTTATTCATTAGATCAAATGGATTAATATGTTCACCTTCATTTGTAAAGATAAAATTATTAGCATCTTTATATAAAGCTGGAATATAATACATCCTACTCATGTCTTTAGTTTGAATATCTCCAATTTCACCTAACTCAGTATTTAGTGCAAACCAAAAATGACTAATATTATTAGACATTACTTCATTAGTTAGAGGAAATACTAATCTAAATTTTGGATGTTCTTTAGTAGATGAAGCTGTTGAGTAACACACAAAATAATACTTACCATATTTTTCTTTTAATTCTGATTTAAGATCACCTTCAAATTTATGTTCATCTACATCTACTGCGGCCCAACCTTCCCACGCCACTACATTTAAATTAGCTCTTGTAGTTTCATTTTTATATGAGGCAGGAGATATTAGTTGAGCATCTGTCTTTGATTCTTTTGGCTCTTTAGCCAAATTATATAATAGGTTTTCTAACTCATCGAAAGTATCAAATGCTACTATTTTATTAATCTTATTATCGTATAGAGATTTAAATAAGGTTAGTTGGTAATTCATTAATATAATCCTCTAAATGATAATTTTGAGTCCATCCTAATTCTTCTATCTTATCTGTCATAACAGGTCCTGCCATTCTATTTCCAGGTCTTTCAGGTAAATATTGAATTGTAGAAACATGAGCTTTAATAGCAAATAATTCTGCCAGTTCATTGATACTATAACTGGTTGCCGAACCTATACCATAACCATCACCGTGTCCTTTTTCACCAATTAGTAATAGACCATTGATAGTATCATTGACATGGGTAAAGTTTCTTCTTTGTGTGCCAGGTAATACAACAGTAAACTTATCTCTATTCTTAAGCTTATCTTTAAATAAAGCAACCAATGTTGCATATTTACCTGAGCTAATTTCTCTATTGCCATAAACATTATAGAAGTAAGTAATTGCATAATCAATACCAAACCACTCACCATAATTCTTAACCAATTGAGTATTAGTAGACTTAGCCCAAGCATAAGGACTTTGATTCTTACCTATACCATTATCAGCAAACTTTGTAGATGAACCGGCATAAATTAGTTTCGCTCCAGTCTTCCTAACATATTCTAATACAGCAAAGGTCCCGTCTTTATTATATTCCCAAACCTTTTGAATATCATCGAAGCTTTGTTCTACCCTAGAGTATTCACCAAGGTGATAGATAATATCTGGTGTTACATAACCAAAAGCAGATTTTTCAATGTCTTTAGTATCACCTCTTATATAAATTACCTTATCGACATGATTATCTTCTGAGCCAGTGAAGTAATTATCTAAGCTCCATACTTCATTATGCTTTACTAATTCCTCACATAAATTACTACCGATAAAGCCAGCCCCGCCAGTGACTAAAATCTTTTTACCCTTCATCATCAATCCACCTAAGCAATGAATTTTCAGTACTATCTACTCGTGGGAACCAAGTGTATTTAGACTTCTTAGTAATGTGAGGTTGTCCAATTAACTTTGCAAACTCAGCAATGTCTTCATCATTCCTAAATCTAACTCTCATCATATGATATGCTTCATCATTTTCTTGGACATACTCTGGCATATCTTCCCAGCCATTCCACTTGTTTCTTTCTTCTTCCTGTTCAGTAATTACAAATATGTTATCACTCATTTTTCTGCCTCCGCTGTTATCATTTTTAATCCATAAGTATTAATTCCATACTTAGGTATATAGTCATCTTTATATTCTAATGGTTGCTTAAATACTCTGTAATTAACTAAGTGATGACATCTACCCCATCTTATAATTACTTCAACCACATCTGGATGTTGAGCCTTAAGCGACTCTGCAAATTCTCTACGATTATCAGAGCTTTGCCCATCCTTCACTTCATAAACTTCTTCCGTATTACCACCTTTCATAGAGTGAGTTGCTGCCTTACCACACAAGTAAGCATTAAATAGAATAGTTCTATATCCAGACTTAAGTACACGTAAACTTAAATCTGTATCTTCATTATACTTACCACGCCATCTATGCTCAACAGAATTGTTAATAAGAATGCATGAATAAATTCTTGTGTTAAGATAGAATGGAGCTTTCTTTTGAGACCTAGGAGCAAAGAATGCATAGTTCATACCTGACATTCCAATGTCCTTATATCTATCTGTAAAGATTTCACATAATCTAAATGTGGTTCCCGATGTAACTCTTACCTTTAAATTTCTATTTAGTCTATAAAAATGTCTAATGTTATCATCTAAAATCCAATGCTTCTTATGACCTTCTGCAATTGAATGTTTCCAAACCCAATTACGTACTGGAATAGAACCACCAAGTCTACCATCCACATCAGGAAAAGCCAGGTCAGGATCTTCTCTAAAACCTTCAGGTAATATTAGAATCTTAGCTGGATCAATCACAGCAGCATAGTCATCATATTCTGATTTTTCAATTACAATTCTATAAGGCACGCCAATCTCTTCTAGAGTCTTGGATGTCATTCGGGTGTTTGCTCTACCCTTAGAGATAATGTATACGGGATATTTTGGATTCATATTCTTTTTTCCTTTTTTATATATTATATTATATCATATTTAGTATCAAAAGTAAACCCCTTTTTTAAAAAAAATCATCAAGGGATATTGTTTTTTCTATTTCCCACCCAATTGAGGTAAGAATAGGTTTAATAACAGATACAAATGTCTTTTCAAATTGAGTATTGTAATCAACATAGCTATTTAGATTTAACTCTCTTGGGAGATAGTCTACAAATGATATTACATTACTCTTAATTGGATTAGGCATTTTAAGATAAGTAAACTTAACTTTATCTCCACTTTCAATCATATTATATTTCTTATTTAGTCTTTTTTCTTTTATAACATTATTATGTACTAAAGAACCTCTTACGTGAATTGGAGTTCCTTTAGTGTATATAGTCCTTTTATCTGCCCACTTATCTAATTCGTGGATGCCTCTCGGGAATGATACCTCTTCTGCTAATGAACCATTAAATAAAGTTTTGAATTGAGCTATCTCTGATTGAACTGTCGCCTCATCCTTAGTAATGATTGTAGTAAACATATCCCTTAAGGCTTGCCTGCATATCGCCGGAGTCGATGATTTGATTGCTTCAATGCCCATAATCTTAAGTTTAGGCTTAGTATATCTAACTCCCTCATTGTCATGTACATTTAGTATGTACCGTTTCTTAGCTGTCCAGATACCTCGGTCAGCAATAACCTCTCTACCCATGACCATTTTATTAGATCTACCGCCAAGTCTATTAAATAAATCAGCATAAGCATCAATAAGAACATCTTCCAGTTTCCCAGAACAAACTTTATCAAGAAAATCAATAGGCTTAACAGGCTTAAGCTTATCAACAAGAGGACCCAAGTTGACATATACACTATCAGTGTCAATAGCAATAACATAATCACGGTTTCCATTATCATTTCCCATTAGTTTATTTAGATATTCATTAAGATGTTTTTCGGCCCACTTAATAGTTGCTTGGCCTGATAGTGTAATACCTTCCGCAATACGCATATCAAAATATCTAAACCATTTATTACCCATTGCTCCATACAAAGAGTTAAGTAGAATTTTAATTGCCATTTGTTTATTCTTGGCAATTGCTATTCGTTTTTCAATATCATATTTTTGAGTTTTAGTACCATCAATGAGTTGTTCCATCTCTTGTTGGGCCTTAAGCATTTCATCTTTAACTCCTACCCGTTCGGCATATAACTCTTCAACAATCCTAGGTAACACCCCAGTTTTAGTTGTATCAAATCTAACACCATTAGCTGCCATGGCAGTATTTGGTACTTTATTAGTCATAGTTCCGGCTAAAATATTATCTGGAGTTACGCCTGGTTCAGTATTATGTAGTATAGTTTCTGGGCTCATATTATATTGCATAATAAGAGATGGATATAGAGAGTTTAAGTCAAATGATACAACCCAATCATGCATTCCCACCATAGGATCTTTTACATAACCACCAGGATAATCACCTTTGTATGATTCATTGTTTTGAGGTATGGTAATATGTTGTTCAGATAAGTCTCGGTAAATAATTGAGTCCCAAATAGCAACAGTACCTAATACCTCCTCATAGTTAACACCACCTTTATAAGCCATAGTCATTGCAAGAACAATAAGGCCCATTTTATCCTCAAGCCTATCTACAATTTCAACGTCTTTAATGTTGTAGTCAATAAACTTTTGATAGTTGTTATGGTATAACTCATTTAAGTCACCAAATTCTTCATATGATAACTTTCGTTCACCAAGCTCAACATGAGCAATATGATCTAACTTATAAGATTCCTGAGTAGTATATGTGAATTTTTTATATAGTTCAATATAGTCCAACACAGCAATACCTTTTAAGTTAAATGTTTGCCTCTTTTTACCAAATGTTTCTATTTCCCTAAGCGAAATATCACCCCAAGGAGATAACTTTTTCATTACATCACTGCCACATATAGTTTTAATTCTATTAACTAGGTATGGTATATCAAAGAATCTTACATTCCACCCAGTAATAATATCTACTGAACTCATATGTAATGTATATCTTATAAGCAATTCCTTTTCATCATTACATTTGATATACTTGACTTGGTTGGTAGTCATATAAGATTTTTCTACATCATAATCACCACATCCAAAGACATAGTAAATATCATCAATGTTATTCTTACAAGTAATAGCAGTAACTTCCTGATCGGCAATATCCGGATGGGGAAACCCATCTTCAAATTTCGTTTCAATATCTATTGAAGTAATATTAATATGCTTTGGTTCCCATTTGATCTTACCAGGAAATTCCTGATAGAGATACTGAGCCACATAGTTAGTATTACCAAAGATTTTGAATTTGTCTACATCAGAATATTGTTTAACGAAGTCAGTTGCTTCTTTCATTGCCCCAAATGTTATTGGTTCAACATTGACATCATCCAATGACTTCCATTTTGACTTAGGATCTTGTGAGGATACATAGAGAGTTGGCTTGAATGGAATTGTGCGTTGCACACGTTTCCCATTTTCATAACCAAGATATCTAATGTTTTTGCCAAATCGATAGGCATTCGTATATATTTTATCAATCATATGTTAATATTATAACATATTCTTGACCAAAAGTAAACCCCAATTACGTAATTATTTTTTGTAGTGGTGTTTCAATTGAAGGAGCATCTCCAATCATGGATTTATATTTATCAATTAAACCAGGTTCTGGTTGTACAATAAACATAATATGTTCTACCTTAATATATAATTTCTCAATTGCACAATAACTCATATAAGGAGCAAAGGAAATTTTACCTTCCCCTGTTGGAATTAGTTGAACGGGATCTGTAACAGTAATTAAAGTTGTAGTATCATTTTGAATTTTGCAAAGGATTTCTTCGCCAGTTGTTAGTCTTACGAGTTGTATCATAATTTCTCCATTATATAATATAATGGCCATTAAGAGTATTAATGACCAGTAAAGTTGTTATTTAACCTAAAAGAAGTTCTTTGGCTCTTTCGCCAAATTCTCCAAGGTTAATAGTTTGAGGTTTATCTTCCTCTGGGATTTCATTTTCAAGACCAATTAATAATAATCCATTCACAATATCAGCACCTACCACTTTGATAGTTTCAGCTAATGTAAATGATCTACTAAAGTCTCTAGTTGAAATGCCCTTATGAACATATTCATCATTACGATTATTTTCATATTCTTTATGTTTACCAGAAACAGTCAATATACCTTTTTCTAAAATCAAATCAATTTCATCTGATTTAAATCCAGCCACTGCGATTTCAATTAGATAATGATTATCATCTTTCTTTACCACATTATATGGTGGGTATGATTGTTTTTGTTGAGGGTTATTTAATGAATTGAATAATTCATCAAATCCAAAGAATAGATCTCTTTGAAATGTTGTCATATTTTTCTCCTGTTAAGCGAGTTTTAATTATAGAGCCACTCTTGTGACTCTTCCATATGTAAGCCCGAAGCACTTACAAATCTATTTATATAATTTATTTCACACCAATATTATATTTTGGGCATAATTCCCAATTACTTTTATCTTTATGTGAAATTATTTTAATTTGATTTAAAGGGGCAGTATCACCAATGGTCAATACAGTTTCTAATAAACCCCAATCAGACATAAGTTGTACTATTGTATTTCTTCTGCCCAAATCATTCTCAGTTAAATTAGATGGCTTACCATCCAATAAAAATAATTCTTTAAAATGTGTTATAAAATATCTACCTTGCTTATGTAATATATGACAAGATTGATATAGCTTTGAGTCTCTTTTAGATGCTACACCCATCCGAGTTAATGTTTCTCTGATTTTTAAAAAATCATCTGGTTCTCCTAAGATAACCTCTAACATCATATCAGGGTTCCAATTTACCAGTTCATCATTTTGTTCCACCATGATCTATTCTTTCCTTAATTAGCTTCAATTCATTTTTAGTTAGAAGCGAAAGAACATCTCTGGCCTTTTCATTAGAATATCCATAATACTTTTTGATAGATTTAATATCGTCAGACTCTGATGCCTTATTCCACTTCGAGAAACGTTTGCGCTTCCTAACAATATTTATAAGAAAGTTATACTGGGGCCCATTGTCAAGATGATGACTTATATTCATCTCATTTGCTTGTAAGACAGTATCAGGGAAATAAGATAATCCTCTATTGATCATAAAAGCAGGATAGTCTTTTTCATTTTCCAAGATATATTTCTTGGAATTATTAATCGAATTTAAGTAGTCGAATGGATTTTTACTCATGTTATTGACCTAATGATTGATTGAAATCTAATAACATCAAGAGCAATATCTGTTCTTGGGTCATGCAAATTTAATGTTTCCTCGTTGATGCCTTCGGGTATGAATATAGTACTCACATCATAACCCCAAGTCAATCCATCAATTAATGATCTCATATCTCTAACCTTCCACCAAGGGTATGGTTCGACAACATTAAGTTGTTTACATAATGCTGTAATAATCATAGGATCAAATGTATTACCTCTAGTATATACATAAGCATTATTAGGATATTCAGCCAAGAATAAATGATTAAGATCCTTAAGTTCATGGTCTGAGGCTAATGGTTTAAGATTTGCCTCAACAATTTCATCACCTAAAGATTGCCACCATTCAAGAGTACTAGGATTAATAATTCTACTATAGTTCTTTACTTGGTCTGCGACATCAAATTTCATAAACTTAGCATCAGTTATGATTTCATTTAATGTGTACGGATTATCCTTAAATCTATTAGTATCAAATGCATAACAAGCAACTGATAGTACTGGAAGAGTTTGTACATTAGTTCCTAATGTTTCAAAATCAAAAATAAAAGAATCATTCATTATTTAAATTGTCCTTGTGCCATAATTTCTGTAAGACATGCCACTGTGTTTAGTTCATGATCAGCAACAAATGCATCTTTATAAGAATAGTCAGCCAAAGTCATAACCAATTGAGGTATATAATTTGGATCTATATAATCTAACATATTATCATAAATCATTCTAAATAGTTTGGCACTTTCCATATCAATATTATCGGTTACCCATTTACGCATACCTTTAAAGTTTTTATTTTTAAGATCTGCCATTAGTGCTTTAATGGATGTTTCAGATAATGTAACAAGAATACCTGAGTCAATGGTGCCAGATATGCCATATCGTTGGCACTCATTAATAACTCTTCTCCAATCAGGAATGTATTTCATTATCAATTCGGCTAACACGGCAGGCTCGGCGATTACTTGTTCCTTAGTAAGGATATATTGTAACCTTTCCATAAACTGACCAGCAAGGGTTGCTTTGGAACCTACATTAAATTCATAAACAGAACATCGAGAATGTAATGGTTCGATAATCCTATTCTTGAAGTTACAGGTTAGAATAAACCTGCAATTATTACTAAACTCTTCAATGAATCCACGAAGAGCTGGTTGAGTAGACTGGGGGTTGAGATAGTCAGCTTCATCCAATATAACTACTTTGTATCCTCCCATAAGTGAAACAGTCGAAGCAAACTGTTTGATTTTACCACGGAGTGTATCAATGTTGCCATCCTCAGAACCATTAATAATAATATGGTCGAGTTCCAATTCATTGCAAAGTGCTCTGGCCACAGTAGTTTTACCTACGCCTGCGGTACCTGTGAACATCATATTTGGAAGCTCGCCACCTTTGATTATTTCTTTAAATGTATTCTTTAACGAATTATCTAAAATACATTCAGTAATGGTGGCGGGTCTATATTTCTCGACCCAAAGGAAGTCTTTTCTCATTCATATCTCCATAGTAAATTTTAAAATTAGGGGGAGTATTCACACACACTACTCCCGGAGTGCTAAAAGGCGGAGGTTATAACTTTTGCCCGTGCTTGTAATACTATTATAACATATTTCTGGTCAAATGTAAACCATTATTTTGTTAAATCTTCATAAAGTTCTTCAACATCATTGTTATTTGCTTGAACTTCTGCCATGTTTGACTTATATAAAATAGAAGCTACCTTTTTAAGTACCTTTTTATCTAATGTATATTTTTCAGCCAAGGCGTTAATTGTTTCTTTGATGAATTCCTTTTCAGAATTAATTCTAATCATTGAATCCAACACAGTTTGCATGACACTTTTAATGTCTTTTAAATCACTTTCCAACATAATATAATTCCTATTTTTAAATTTGGTGCCCCGGAAAGGAGTTGAACCTTTAACCTACGCCTTAGAAGGGCGTTGCTCTATCCGATTGAGCTACCGAGACTTGGTGCCCCTTGTTAGACTTGAACTAACGACCTACCGATTATGAGTCGGTTGCTCTGACCTATTTGAGCTAAAGGGGCTTGTTACTACTCAGTAGATGCTTCATCCTCAGTTGCTTCATCCTCGGCTGGTTTATTAGCTTCTAGGAATGCCGCCAGACGATTTCGAACCGTACCAACATCTGCTAATTCAGCACCCTCAAAGGCACCTCGTTTAGTTACAATGTCAATAATTTGCACACATGCTGCAATATCTTGCATGCCGATGCCTGGTACTTCACCTTCTGTTTGTACTTCTTCTACTTGATTTTCTTCACTCATTCTATACTCCGTATTTTGAATTTTTATCTAGGGCAATCCAATAATTTGTATCACCTGCTTTAACTGCCGAGATCATTTTAGACGAAATGTCAAAAACATATTCCCCGGCTTCTTTAAATTTGAAACTATTCACATTGAATATGAAATCAAATTTTTCGGTTGTTTTAATATCACAATTTGTAATATCTAAACTAAACTTGTTTGAAGTTGGATCTGTTGTATCTGTAACAGTCAACTTAATTACACCATTATTATTATTTGCAATTACATGATCACCAGAAATAATACCTGATGCTTTGCGAATAGCATTTAATTGCGCATTAGTAATAGTGAATGTAACTTCGGATTTTGGCATTTGTAAATCTTTATCTGAAGTAACTAAATTTTCAATATCTGAAAAGAAGTATTGAATTGAAGAATCACCATTAGATATTGTTACAAAGTTTTGATTATCAGAGAAACTTAATTCAGGATCATCAAATAAACCCATACAACTTAAAAATTGATTTAAGTCATATATGCCAAACTTATATGGAAAGTCCTCCGTAATGGTTGCCTTACCCATAATATTTTTTGAAATAGCTACTGACCGTAGCGTTTTAGATTCTACACCAAATGCAATATTACTATTGATGCCTGCGAAGCTTTTTAATACTTCAGTTGTTTCATTACTTAGTTTCATTCACTAACTCCTTTTCATTATTTAAATCATGCTCATTTAATGCTAATAAGCTATAGTGCATAATCTTGACAAGATCAGATCTATTAGTACCTGCCTTCTTGCCATATCTTGCAGCATATTTTATAACATTGCCTAGACAAAAATCTAAGCCTTTCCCAGTCGCGGAAATAAGATCCATAGACTGAGTACCGTCATCACTACAATAGTGTTGATTGTACGTTTTATTTATATAGATAATAAAATCATTTAAGATTTTATCCTCGTTATATTTGTAATTAATTTTTTCCATATATGTATATTATAACACATTTCCGGTCAAAAGTAAACCAAAAATGCGTTTATTTTTTAATTAAATTTTGTAATCAGCATAAGGAACTTCAAACTCAGTTGTTGAAGTATCATTTGGATATTCACCAACACCTGTTACAGTTGCATCAACCTTAGTGTAAAGATCAAGGAAGGCTTCTTTAGTATCTTCATCAAAGCGATTAATACATAATGAAACTGCCTTATCACGTTTCCCAAAAATTGAGAAGGTCTGAACAATGTGACATAGTCTACGGGTTGAAATAACTTCATCAACACCACCATCTTTAAATGTTTGTCTAATTGTATCAGCCCATCCAACTAATAGGTCCTTAAATTCTTCATCAATAGCTTCAAATTTTTCCATGTGCTTCATGATAATTTTCTTTTCAGTCATTGGAGCTGGATAATCTTGTTCAATGGTAATAGTAAATCTCTCAAGGAATGCCTCATCAAGAATTGTTGCCGCGGTAAATCTACCATCATCAGAACCTTTACCTTTAGTATTGGCTGTGGCCAACACATTGAATCCAGTCTTAGGTGTAATTACTTCACCAGTCTTTTTAATTAGAACTGGTTTGCCTTCAAGGACACCTTGGAGACACATAATTTTATTTGTTCCTCTATCAATCTCATCGATTAATAAAATAGCCCCAGCTTCCATAGCTTTAATAACAGGTCCTTTTTGGAACACTGTTTCACCATTCAGTAGTCTAAAGCCACCAATTAAATCATCCTCATCTGTTTCAGGTGAGATTTGAACCCTAACATATTCTCTACCTGCCTTAGCACAGGCTTGTTCAACCATAAACGTTTTACCGTTACCAGATAATCCAGTAATAAATGTAGGGTAAAACATTTGAGATTTAACAATTTTAAATACATCAGAGAAGTTTCCCCATTGTACAAATGTTTTATCTTGTTCAGGTATATAAATTTCATCATTAGAAACTGATGAAACACCAATGTTTTCTACAACATTAGCTTTAGCTTTGAAAGGTGTTAATACACCAGACATATCATAAACACCTCTACGGACTTTAGGAAAACTTTGCATTTCTTTATAGATTCCTGTTTCGGCAACTCCAACTTCAGCAGCAGCTTCAATTACCTGATTAGGTAAAAATTCAGTATTGTCTGGGTATTTATTTTGTAATTGTTCTATTATTTTTTTATTCATTTTTGACTCCCTTTTTTATTGTTTATATGTATATTATAACATAACTAGCTCAAATATGTTAACTAAATGCGAACTAGATAGGGATACATTTTTATATCCCTTAATGGATACCTAAGCTGCAACAGCATCAGTAATTTTATTAACCAGTTGTTTAGAATTTTTAGCATTCTTATTGAATTTTCTAAACTCACGTTTAATATCTTTGATTCCGATGCCGGTACCTTTTTTATCCACAACTTCAAATTCGGTTGGTACCTTTTTACCACCAACCTTAACAATGAAATATTCATCATAACCACCAACATTTTTATAAGTAATTACGCCTTCGGTGGTCCATTTTTTACGGGCAATTTCCTTTTTGCTATCCTTACCTACACCCCAACTATCAATATTAGTAACACTATATCCATTATTGAAATCATATTTACCGTCACAAAGGAAGAAGCCAAGGACCTTAGAATTTGTAAGCTTACCTAACAATTTAATTGTGTTGGATTGTATCTCATCACGGTCCTTACCTTCAATGAATTTATTTCCAAATTTAATTTTTAATCCATCTCTTTGAGTAAATGTTTCCGTGTGGTATTCATTGTTAACTCTAATTGAATCACCCATACCATCAGTCAAGATCATAACATTCATATTTTGAACTCCGGTCTCGGCTCTAAACTTATTAATGATTTTTTCTGAAGCAATAAGACTTTGTACAAGAGGTGTTCCACCCATACGATCATAATTTGACATGTGAGAATATCTAAGAGGTGAATTCCAATCTGAAGCTTCAGCAATAGCAAATATATTCATTAATGATTCATTAAAATCTTTTTTCTTAAGTCTAGATGAAATTATATTAACCAATTTAAGTGATGTTACATTTTCAATATCATTTTCACCAAGATTTACTTCCTTGTTTTCACCTCTAGTGGTGAATGAATAAGCCTCAAATGGAATGTTAACCTTTTTACAAAATAAAGCAATAGTAATTGTTTGTTTAATAACATCTTTAAGGATACCATTCATCGAACCAGAAAAATCAATTAACATAAACATACCGTGCGACTTGGCTTGAGCCAAACGATTGACACTTAAGAAAATATCTTCCGAGTATTGATATTGGTGAAGCTTATTAGTATTCAAAGAACCTTTTTTAGCTTCAGAAGATCTTGAGTATTCCCAAGCAGCCTTTTTACGTTCAAACTCTTTGGCCATAAGATTAACTGTTTTAGTAACACCAGAGTCCAACATTGTTTTATATAGGCCAGGTAATTCTGGGTGAATATATGCACCGGCAGTTTCTAATCTATCCTTTCTCAATTTATCATATGATACGATTAGCTTATTAATCGTATCATCGGACATGCCTGAAGAATAAAGAGGTTGTCTACCATTTTCATCTGTTTCCAATAAATCACCTTCATTGTCTCTTTGGGCTTTATCAGTTAAGCTTTCCTCTGGGTCAATTTCCTCTGTTGGAATACCTTCATTTAATTCAGTGTCCGATCCACTTTCATCCATTTGATTAGACTCAGTAAAGCTTTGTTCTGTTGTTTCGTCATCATCATCTTGGTCTCCATTTTCATCTCCACCAATAGTGTTTTGAGGTTCTTGTTCCTCATTATCTTCATAATCTTCTTTATTGTTTAACCAATCATTAATCTCAGTACATGCCTTAAGCACATCTTCCCAAGTTTCAACACCCATAGCTAAATCAACAAACATTTTTTCAGTATTATCAAATTCAACACCAACATATCCTCTACCTTTAGAATAAATATTTAATTTATCCATAAAATTGTATGTTGTAATATCTTTACCTTTAGTACCAAATAGGTTATCATCAAATAGAACTTTATAACCTTGTTTAAAAGCTCTCACAATGCCTGGGTAAGTTGATTGAATTTTCTTTTCAATTCGAATGTCTTCAATGATATTAATCATATCACGTGGAACACCTGGGATAACTTTTTCAGAGTCATGCCAACCATCTACTGGTGTGTATAATGCGTGACCAACTTCATGACCTACGAGTAAGTCATAAACAGCTTTACCTTTATCTTTCCATAATGGTAATTTTAATATACGACCCTCAACATCGAATGATGCGGTTGAAAAGTTACCATGTATAACATCTAAATTTTCTTTAGCTAATAGTTTGGCTAAATAATCCTGTGATTTGAAATTCATAATATAACATCCTTTTTTATTGTTTATATGTATATTATAACATAACTAGCTCAAATATGTTAACTAAATACGAACTAAATAGGGATACGAAAAGGTATCCCTAAATGGATATAGTGTTTTGGGTGTTAGGTATCCCTAAATGGATACTTATGATATACTTGAGAAGTTATTAATTTTGGTAAATTGGATTTTTGATTCTAACTTTGATTCTAATAAGTCTGGCTTATGAGATATGACAAAAGTGTTTGTATTTTCATCAAGGGAGTATAAAATCTTCATTAGGTTATCCACACCATCTGTGTCTAAAGATGAGTCAAATGTCTCATCTAATATCAATAGATTAGTATTGGTGGAGTTTTTCATTTTGGCTATTTGTCTCCATGCAAACAATAAGCTTAAATCAATTCTTTGTTTCTCACCTTCAGAGAAGTTGGCATATACAAATGTATCTCTATGTCTACTTCTAATGATCT